TAATCCATCTACAATTGTTCGGTTCATAATCTCCGTCATTATCAATCCTATCTATTGTAAGTCCTTCCTCATAGCCATTGGCTATAGCCCAATCATGGAATGCCATAAAATTATCACGCCACTCGTCACATACTTTAATGCCCCTGTCTCCATATGTTTTATAACTTTTGCTATTAGGGTTATAACATCTTTGTTTTATGCCATTCCAAACACCAAACAATTTTGTATTGGTCATCCCATGAGTCTGTTTGTTAGGTCGTTCTCGTTCAATGCATCCACAGCTTCTGCAGGTTCCGTTTCGCAGTGTTTTAGTACTTGGAGTGGACGTATAATTCCCACAATCACATTTACATAGCCACCTCACGCGCCCATCGGATGAGCGCCCTGCTTCTTTAATTACTACCAGCCTTCCAAAACGTTGCCCTGTTAAATCCAGTTTTTTCATTTTGCCGCCTCCGCCCATAACCTCGTTGCGGCGCGAAATCCAGCAAAAAAGAATTCCTCATCGCTGCTTTCGACGATGTCTCCGAGGAGTCTTTCCGCTTTGGTGTATTCTTTGTTTGGTAACATTTCGGATAGCATTTCGTATAATTGTTCTTCCGCGTTGCTTATTTTTTTGTCTTTTTGTTCTGCGCAGTACGCTTGGTATAGTCTTCCTATTTGTGACATTCTATCTTCCTCCTTGTTTTTCTTGCCGAAGGCTGATATAATGTCTTTGTCAGCTTCGGCTGTCGTTTGGCACTCGCTTTTGTCTTGTTGGGACGGCGGGTGCCATTTCTGTTACATGTCTTTGCTTCGGGCTTCATCATACACTTTTTCAATCCCTCGCCTGATTACCTCTGCTTTGGTAAGCCCTAAAACCTCACAGCAGTAATCAAGTTTTTTCAAATCCGCGTCGGAAACCCTGAGCCTGTACCCTCTGTCTTTTGGGTTTTCCGATGGCGGACGTCCCATCTTTGCGATATGCATCCCTCCTCCCTTATTGGATACCCATATTGTATATCTGGATACCCTTTATGTCAATGACTTCTCGTAAAAGTAGAATGGGTGTCGTGTTTTCTCAGTTAATAGGAAAATCTATACGTCTTCTGGTTGATGATTGTGTTCTATTGCTATCCGGGTAGATGCGAACATGAACGCTCTAACTCCTGGCGGCTTTGCCATGACTTCGTCCGGGGTTAAGCCAGTTTTTTGAAAAATATGATGCAGGACGGTTGCCAGCCCGCCTGCTTCTATGAGTTTTTTGCTACTTCCTCCAATGTGGAGCTGTAGCCGCTGATTTCGTCGATCTTATTCAGTACCGCGTCCTTTTCTCCGGCGCGGAGGACCTTGTCGATCATGTCGATGCCGTTGGTCACGTTGATCTTCGGCGCCCTCCATGCTTCCTTGTTGTCCCATATCTTCGCGCGGTCTTCCTCTACGGTTGCCTCGTAGATGAGCTGGCTGCGGTATCTGGTTGCGTTGGTGTCTTCCGGGAATTTAATTCCCAGCTGCTTGTTGCGGACGTACTTGGTGTTCTTCTCCTTGCAGAGGTTGTATTCTTCCTCCGACAGGGGCCTGATGCGGAAGGTGAAGAGTACCACGCCATTCCTTGCTATCTCGATGGGTACCACGTTGTCTTCGTCGTCCCGGAAGTCTGCAGCTGCAAGAAGTCCTTTCAAAATGTCGCCTTCGTATGTGCGAAGCTGGGCCTTTGCTTCTTCTTCGGTCAGGTCTGCGTCCTGAATGCCAGTCTTTTTGGTTTTCTCGGTATCTGCCATTTCGATTTCCTCCTATCAAAAATCAAAAATTAAGCCCGCACCGGTGTCTTTTCCGGCGCGGGCTATATTGTTACGGTGTTCCGCTTGCTTTTAGGCCCTGAGTAGGCTCTGAAGCTCAGGCGGGTCGTTGACGTACAGGCTCCATGCTCTCTTGATGATGTCGCCCACGGAGAGGTTCTGCAGGTCGATGGTACCGCTCGGCACGACGCCTCTGTATACCATGCGCTGCTGGCTTCCGTTTCGTCCCTGTACCACGCCTTGGAAGCTCCATTCGGGCATGACTCCGGTCGAGAAAGCCTCGAACAGCTCCTTGATGAAGGTTTCGTCCTCGATGACGATCTCCGTGAATGTGAGAGTGACGCCATACGACTGAAAAACTTCATGTTCCTGCGCGTCTCCGAGCGGCTGGTACTTCGCGTTCGAGACATTGACTTGGGTCTGAAAGGTTTCAACCGAAGCCAGCATTGTTCCCGCTGAATTGAAAAGCGCGCCGTCTTTACCGGTGAGCGCCTTGCGGGTGTCTATCGGTCCTCTGTTATTAAACATGTTCGCTTCCTCCTTCCTTATTCGTCAGCGCTGAACCTGAACCTGAAGGTCAGGTATGCACGCTCGATGCTGTCGATGTCGTCTACCGCGATGATAAACCATGCGCTGTCTCCTGCAGCAGGGTTCGACGGGTCCTCCATGCAGTTGCCGCTTAGCAGCTTCTTCTCGCCAATCATCCTCTTGATGACTCCGTTGGCTCCGGCGATGATGGCTGCGCGTCCGTCGCTGTCGTTGTTGACCTTGCCGATCAGCGGGGCGACGGTGTCGTTGACTCTGTCGATAAGCTCGAAACGGGTCTTTACGCGGCGGATTTTCTTCCAGCCTGCGTCCTGATTGCCGCTCGGTGTTACCAGTGTGTTGATGCCCTGCTCGATCCAGATCTGTCCGGATGTGTTGGTGCTCAAAACAAGGCATCCGCTCTGCAGCGCTGTCTCGATTTCGGTGTTTGTCAGCGGTTCTGCAAGGCTTACCATACCGCTCACGACTTCGTGTGTCAGGCTCTGGTTGGACGGTACTGCGGCTACCATGCCTCCGATGCGAGCTGCGAGCAGGTACCCGTCGTACAGGGTTCCGCTTGCGTCGTATGCGCTGTTAAGCGGGAATACGATCTTCTCGTCGTTGAAGGCTACGGCATGCTGCATTCTGGTTGCAAGAGCGACGGTCTTCGGTTCCGCGATTACGGCTATGCTGTTGCTTCCGGCTTCGTATATCCTGTCGATGAATGCGGCTACCAGCGCGTGTACTGCGGTGTCTGAAGTGTCGACAATTAAAACGTTCCATGATGCGGCTTCGAGCACGTTAAGTGCCGCGCTGTATTCTGCAGTTGAAACGGTCGGGTCCGTTCCAGCGGTGAATGCCGTACTCGATACCGCTGCAAGGGTTTTGTTTCCGTCGGCGACTTTTGTTACCGTGAAGTTTGCGCTGTTTGCGAATGCTGCGACGAGCGCTGCCGGTTCTCCGTCTCCGGTTGCTCCCTTGGCGAATGTAACCTTTTCAAACTCCGTGGTGCCGGAGTAGATGATGCATTCGCGCTTGTTGGCGTCTGCGAGGCTGTCTCTGATTGTTACTGAGAACGGTCTTGCTCCGGGGTACTTTGCGGTGATGGTGACCACGTTGGCCGGTGATGCTGCGGTGTCCTTCAGGGTGATTGTCGCTGCGGTACCTCCGGTTCCGGCTCTAACGACAGCTACCTTGGAAGCTCCGCCTGTCAGCATCTCGTCCACGATGTTAACTGTGTATCCGGTGCCGGGTGAGCCGAAGGCTGCAGCTGCCTCTACCGGGCTTTCGATCCACTTGACTGTGTTCAGCGGTCCCCAGTTGGCTCTGATAACTGCTGCGCCTATACCGTTTGCGGCGCCAGCGATTTCGACGCCGCCAGCGTTCTCGTATCTGGTATAAACGCCCGGGCGAATTTTGGTTTCGCCCACTACAAATGTTCCAGACATGTTATTTGACCTCCTTCTTCATGAATGTGCTGATGATTTTCTCTGCAGCCTGTTTTGTGGCTTTTTCAAGTCCCGCCACGCGGAAGGCTGCAATTACGCATTCCGGCATAACGCCGAATACCGCCTTGCTGTTGGCAGCAAGCTCGGCGACGGTGTATTCCGGTTCCGCTTCTGCAGCGGGGGTTACGATGACTTCCTCGTCCGGCTTTTTGATTTTGTCTGCCATGCGTATGCTCCTTTCTTGTTATAGCGGTTCTTTGCCGCACAGCTTTGATTTGACGTCGAAGCTCTGCGTAAGCGGTTCCGCTTGAATTGTTGTGTCCGCCTCCACATATAGGTGCTTGGGTGTTGGGTCTGCCTCGGTGTCCTGTATGCTGACGTTAATCAGCGGGGCGACGATGGCGCGCCGAAGGATGCCGAAGCGCATCTGTATCCTGATCTGCCCTTGCGACAATGGGTCCAGTCCGGCGTCCGCCGAAAGTTTCCGTATTGTCATGGGGGAGGTGTCCAGCATCGTGACTTCTCCGCTTAGTGCCAGCGTGTCTATCAGGTATCTGATCCACTGCAGCCGTGCCTCCGCTGTTGGGGCGAAGACGTGACCTGCTATGGTGCCGTTCATCCACGCTACCGTGTTCGTCTGGTCTGATGTCTCAATGCTGGCAAGCCTAAAATAAAACGCAGGCGCTCCGGCCTGCGGCTCATAGTAATTTGTCAGCCTGTCGTGCCCGATGACCGTTGCGCTTGGTTCCCAATCCTTCACGAAGTGGTTCATGGCGAGGATGGGGTCCGGGTCGCTCGTGATCTGGTTCGGAAACGCGAAAACATCAAAGAGCATTGTGATTCCGATTATCTCGCTTGCGCTCTCCTCGATGTTCTTGGCGCTGAAGTTCTCCGAGCGCCTCCAAGCGAAGCAGTAGGGAGGTTCTCCGTCCGGCGTCATGAATATTCCGCAGATGGCCTTCCTCACTTCTGGTTCTATCTCCTCCGGCATGATGCCGTTGTCGATGCTCCAAATGTTGAACACGGCCTGTCCTGACGTTTGCCTTTCCGGGTCTGCCTGCATGTCTATGGTATAGTCAATGCGAGGGTATTGCTTTGCTCCCTTCCAGCTTGGCGCTTTGTCGCTCGGTGCGTTCTGGTAGAAGACGGCGGCTTTGCCTTTGTATGTAGCCAGCTTACTCAAAAGCTCGGGCCATGCCGTCAGCCTTGTGTACACAAGGTCTTCAAGCGTCATCGCCATCTGGGATCGCGCCATCCGTATAGATGGTTATCATGTCAGCGGTCCATAATAGCTCCCACGTCTGTCCTCCGACTACTTCGCTGGCAGGAATGACGAAGTAATTCGTTACGTTTCCGATTCCCGGAAGTGTGAGCACTGTCAGCTGCTTGTCTGTTACCTCTGTGATGATCCCGTTCTTTGGTTCGGTCCATCCAGCACGCTTGGCGTTGATGAGGTTGCCCTTCTGCACGTATTCCGGGTCGAATACCTTCGTTGTGCTGTCCTTGATTATCGGCATGGCGTGCCTCCTCCTTTCCTGCTATTTGTTCAGGTATGGCTCGTTGAATATCGCCATCACCTTGTCTTTTGCACCGTCAATGATGGGCTGTTCGAACGGACGGGGCTTTATCCTTCCGTCGTCGGTCCCTTCTTGCAGTATCGGTGCATATTTTACGTCAGTGTAGATGCTGGCTATGACTTCACTGTCCGATTTTCCTATCGCTCTGGCCGCCCAGCTTATACGTAGTCTGCCGCTGCGCACTGCCGGTGGTTCTCCGGGTGCTGATGCTCTGTACGTCTTCTTGCTGAACGGCAGCTTGTAAACTCTACCGCTACGCTGGCCGCGCAGGACTCTTAATGCTGAATTCCTCAGCTCGTTCGATGCTCTGATCGCTCTTGATTGTGCCTGCGTCTTGGCCGACTTCACGGCATCGTTTACCGCTTTCGCGAATTTCTCATTAGTTCCGTTGACGTCAATTTTCATGAGTGTAGCTCCTCTCCTCGGCATAGTAAATCGTCCATATGCCAAGGCTGCCGGGTTCGTTTACTCCTTGGATGTAAAAGTACCGGTCGCCGAGCACCAGACGGTCGCCTTCTCCTGCGAGGGGAGTTCCTCTCTGCGTGATCGTGTGGGTGATGGGGTGTTGCTGCTGTTGCCATCGTTCTCTCTCGTCCGGGTCCGCGTCAGCAAGAACCGCACGCAGGATGGTGTCCGGCACCGGTTTATATCCTGCCGATACCCGCCCGCGTGCGGTAGTGTCTTCGTTTCTTTTCTCGATGGTAAAGTCTTTGAAAAGGTTCCCGGGTCGGAGGTACATTGGGCTGCCTGTTCTAATCATGCCGTTTCCTGCCTCCCTCCGTTCCGCCTGCTGCATGGTTGTTATGCATTCCCTCGTAGAAATAAGGCGGTTTCTCGGTTATGCTCCGGTTCAGGCTTGGTGCGGCCATCTTGCTGACCTCTTTCGAGAGCTCATCATGTAGTGCCTTCCAAGCGTCAAACCGCCCGCGCAGCTCCAGCGAAAGGGGGCCGACCTTTGTGTTGACCTCGTATGCGAAGCGATGAAGGATGCTGCCGAGCAGCTCCAGCTTCGCTTTTTTCCATTTGCCCGGATACCTGCCGATGATGGCGTTGTATTCCTCGTCCGTCAGGGCGCAGGTTTCGGCGCCGCCTTCGACCATGGTGTCTCCAAGCTCAAAGC